ACCTTCCTTTGGTACAATAGTCATGATGAAATCCACATCATTTTCAATGGCCTGCTTCACGATAGCGTCTGCACAGGCATGCTTGGTCTTGTCAATTTCAGTCTGAACTGTTTGCAACAATCCATTTGTCGTATAGACAACGGTAAAGTTTTCAATCGCTGTATAACTGACAAGAATTGTTTCACCACTTGTCATTGAACCAGACTCAATCATTCGTATAGTTGTCTTTGTGGTTGATGTTCCCGGGTCAACACTGTAATCAACACTTTCAACATAGGTGACCGTTTTAGCTTTATTAGTGATGACAATAGTATTGGCATCAACACCGAGATAGTTCAAGGCTTCATCCGTCCCGAGAATAATCACATGTTCTTCATCTGTGATCGTCTGAAAGTCAGTCAACGGAAGGTTGTTTGCGAATTTGATTCGTAATCCATCCTTGGCAATAGTTGAGTTTCCTTCCTCCAGCGGATCCTGCAGCTTCACAAGTTCCCAGTTATCAGACGTGAGAGGACCTGACAATTGGCCCGTCACGGAAATAATCTCGACAACCGGCTGACGGCTCAAAATGAATGTATCAGAGCTGCGGAATTTATAGTCCACACGAATAACGTCCGAAGTAGCAAGTCCTATTGCTGCATTAGCTGGAAGGGCTTCATCCAGATCGACAGTGGTCCCCTCACCGATAATCTGATAGCCGGTAAGATCGTAATCTGCCCCACGTGTTGCATTACGTACTTTGGTAACTTCAAAAATGGGTGTGTGGGCAGTGACCCGTGGATTCTGTGTCTTGAACTGGAATGACACGGCGCTGATAACAGTAAAGGTCTCATCCAGTTGCGTCCCTTGAGGAACCTGGATGCTTTCATATGAGAAAGCAATCTGATCGCTTATCTGCTCGGTCCTGGTTCCCTGGATGTACACATCGACCTTTCCACCGATGTGCTCCATTCGTACCGGGTCCCAGTCACGCCGCATCAGGTCATCACCAGCCTTTTCAACTCTTACATTATGAACTCCGGTAACTCCAATAGACGTCCGTGCATATCCGCCTTCGGTCCCTGTATCAATGAAGAAGGCAAGCATGATTCGTGTAGCCAAATCCTTATTGGATTCCAAATCCGTCCCAAAAGAAATGGGGTTGGGATTCTCAGCAAGGAAACTGGGGTCTGCACCCGATTCAACAGTCTTAATGGTATACGAATCCGTGTTACCATTCTCACCTGCATCCACGGCTTGAACATCCAGCTCAAGTTCATATCGTTTTGTAATCTGATTGTAGTATGCCTCTTTGTTGGCATACTCCAGGATCTTCGTTGCTAGTATTTGATAGCTCTGAGCCGGAATGCCCTCATCCAGATCGCCCAGCGTAGAAACTATGCCGCCTTCATAGACAATCATGTCTCTGATGGGTGCTTCCTCAATGTAAAAAATCACACTTCCCACAGCCCGTGTAGCGGTCTTACGACTGATGTTGACATTGGCAGCAAGTTTGTCAAATTGCTCATCAATGAGGGTTTGAACATCGTTAGGGTCTGTCAGGTTCAAAGCTACCTGCAAGGCCCGTTTCGGAATAGAGCTCTCAACAGAATCACTGACACCGTCTCCATTAGCATCATCAAAGTCCAGAAGGGTGCTGACTGAAAGGGATCGCGCCATGAAATCCTGTACCACATAGACTCGAGCCTGTTCTTCAGAGATTGGATCAATAATATCACGGAAAATCGTTCCAGGTTTCGTGTCGATGCCTGTATCTGATGTCAGCATTTCTCTGCTGTATGTCAGAATGATGTCGGTTTGTGCACGTTTCGTGAGGTCCTTAATACCCGTTGTGATGGTAAGTGTATGGCCCTCGAGTTCCGGAGAGTAGGTACTCTCACTAACCTTTCCACTGATTGTGTCATAGATGACTGCGGTTATGACGAAAAAGAACGGTGTATCATCAACAAACGGAACGGATGGCAGACTTCCTTCCGCAACCATTTCATTGAAACGGCCCTGAGTTAAGAAATCAGAATAGTAGTAGACCCTCTTAACTTCCTCTGTAATCGTAGTGATTCGAATTTCTCCTGACTGGTCAACCGATCGTCCAAGTTCACGAACCTGATCCTCATAAAACGTATAATCTGTTACCAGGGTTGTGTTTATCTTGGCATACTCGTTATTAATACCACCACTCTGGGTGTACACATAGAAGTTATATCCAACAACCTGAGTCTCAGTGTTCTTTGAACACACGATTTCGATTTTATCCTGATAGCTGCGTGTCTTGATTCCTGTCGGTGCACTTACAGTTATGAAATCATCGGCTTCAACAAGAGTAATAGTTATAGTAGCGACCGGACTTTGATCCCCTGTGTTTTGTTCAACTGCGATAATATGAAGAACGTTGACTCCAAGATTAAGAACCCCATTCCATGCCCAGGTTGGGTCTCCTGCGGTATAAGAAACACCAACAGAAGATCCGTTGACCAGGATTCTTTGTGCGTTCTGAGATGTTGTTCCGGACAGTGTCTGCCTGGCTATATCGGTGGTGTAGTCAGCCCCACCAGTTGGCAGCACAATTACCGGTGCCGGTATGGCCATAGGACTTAGCCCCTAATTCTTAAAGACTGCGTATACGACAAAGACTTTCCAGACCGTGCTATCACAGTAACATCCGCCAACATGATGGTTGGGTCGTTCTCATCTATTCTAACCTCAATATTTTCAATACTTTGCAGCGTCTCACCATCTGTGATTGGTCGTCCACTCTGTCGGTATTGGGCCTGCAGGTCCTGGAATTTCTGCAGGGCACTCGTTATCTCCTGGGTAATCTTTGTCGCAAGAAAATCACCATCCGAAATCTTTTGCCCTATCAGAGTAATGAGTGATGCGCCCACATAGCCGTGAAAAGGGTTACTTCCAATCTCTGTAATTGTCCATTTTTCAAGGTTTTGCATCAGAAGAAGTTCATCTCTCGCTTCGCTTAAAAGACCCCTGGAATTAAAACTAATGTCATCTATGGTCTCAAGACCAATGCATTTTGGGCAGTAGGTCTTAATGGTGACATAAGAAACTTCGAAAAAGTCATATGGAGACTTCCATTTGGACCTTAGATAGACCATCCTGGGTTGATTCACACTGATGGTGTTAGGGTCGTAAATAATGGTGTACATGCTTCTAGGAAGCAAATTGTCAGAGGCATAGATCTCGATATTGGCCGCTGCAGCCAAAGGTTTGGACATTCTTAAGGAACGGTGGTCTTCGTTCAACAAGACCAGCTCTCTAAAGACCCGATGGTCACAAACCGTTGCCAAATTCAGGTCAAAGGACATGGTATTAGCAGTTCCATTAAAAGGATATTAAGACTGTCGCTGAATATCTTTTGCAGCATCCTGCTCATCCTTATTCTTATTATTCTCTGTGTTATTACGATCTTTTTCTTCATCTGTCCATTGACGACCATATATAGCGCGACCGTTGTATAATCCGGTTATCATATATTTAAAAGAGTTTTCCACTGCTTCATATATGTTACCAAATGACATTTTAGTCCACCATTTAGAATTGTGTGTATATTGTAAAAATTCTCCAAGCACTGTTGTTTTATTAGACAATCTGTCATCATCTCCTGGCTGATAAATTGATGTATCTCTTCTTTTTATATTTTGAGACTTGAATAAGTCTGCCAAACTATTATTAAAACTATTAATGTAAGTCTGAACCTTTGTGTCAACAGTTGTATCGACCGTTTGTTGATGAAGTTTGTTTGTTAAATCCATTAATGCCATACCATTTTTTTCTGATCCGGGATCCAGAAGATCCAAAACAAGTTGTCCAGAGAGAACCCACGGGCACACTTCAGCTAAAGCTACAAATTTAGATTGAAGTTGTTCTAATTCACGCATAACTTTTGGATCTTGTGTGTATTTTCGTATGATTTTTAATGATTTTCCTCCAATGCGGCGTACTTTGTCAATATATGATTGGACTGTGGTAATTCCCGGATTTACAGCAAGAACTGCGGGCGGAAAAACTCTATTGGGATCCCAAGTTCGGGCTGCAGGATAAAACACGCTCATGTAAAGTGACTGCTCTGTCGGAAACGGAGAATATTGAGATAAATAAGTCTTAACCGGATTAGAAAGTTGTGAGTCAAAATCCGGATATTTGTCTACCAAATCATTGGCCGATTTATATCCTAGACTACGTGCTGTAGAATTCATGAATTGTATAAGTCCTCGTGCTGATGAAAAAGGATTTTGAGCAAGGGGATTGGATCCAGATTCAAATTGAATAAGGCTTGCCAACCATTGAGGATCTGTTACTTTTAAACCATGCGCAGTATCTACAAGAACAGATGACAATCCTTCGGATTTTCCATAAACAGTCGATTTATTTTTGTAATAGACATGAATATTATATAGTTCAGATATCCCAACAGTCTGCATTTGAGTAATGTTGTCTTTTTCCAGACTTTTTCCTTCTATCTTTTCCAGGGCCTTGTTGACTTCATCCTGCATTTTCTTATAGAATCTGATTTCGGATTGTATGTACTTAATAGCGTGACAAACTTTGTCTAATTCTGCTATTTGGTCTCTACCACCAATCGCAAGGCTTAACAAAGCATTTCTATCATAAGTCAGACGTGCATGTGGTTCCGGCCAACCAGGCTCATAGTAAGCATACGCTTCTAATGGTTCAACACGCATGTACAAATCAGCGCGTATGTATTCAATTTGCTCGATATTTAAATCTCTACGAAGACTCTGAAGAATGTAATTTTCTGTAGCCTTAACCTGATTTAGTTTCGTTTGTAATGCGTATAAATATTTAGGAATAAAATCCCGTGCAGATCGCAATCCTGTTAAAGAATTATTCTGAAT